AAACTATTCACCAAGGAGTTGATGATCACCGTCAAAGGGTGGCCAGATGGATTGGTTCCAAAGAACTCTACCAAATCTCCATTGATGCTGCAAACCGGAAAGGCAATGTCGTGTGCAATACACTGAATCACCAATAATTCCTGTTCAGACCAACCCGCATCACGCAAGACATTTATGATAACGTCAAACGCAGCGAGAATAAAGTCGGCCAACATTCGTTTATCGAACTTTCCATAGTCGCCAGCAACAATACGATCTTCACCGAATTGGCATAAGTGGTCTCGTACAAGACTCCACTCATTGGACTGGCAAACTAATCCAGGTCCAGCTTCGAAGATGAGCTGGTTCTTCTGCACACATCGCACAAAAGTCAGCAGTTGCTTGCGCACCACCAGACTCCATGCAATAGGCGAACCAGTAAACAATCGACACTTCTTGGCTTTCACCTTCTCAAGCGTGACTGCTTCATCCTTATTGTGTCCAGCGAACACTGGATACGCGCGACGTCCTTCAGCATACATGGCTTCGATCTCTGCGACTCTATCTAGCACTTCTTGCTTAAAAGTCACACCATCGGGGTACTCCTCACTAACACATGGTTCCAAAAATTCTTTCTTGGTAGTGTTGTAGGGACATCCCATAGACGTATTGCGATTAATCCCATCGATATATCGCACACCAGGCAAACCATTAATGGCTGCGTGCGTGGACAAAGGGATCAGTTCCTTCTTGCTCCGCTCACTAAGACGCGTGATAATGTCACCGGAGTAACCTTTCACAGCATCCTTGAGAAACAACTTGTTATAGTTGTTCGTTCGAACCACCATGGGAGCAACATTCTGCTTCACACCATGGTAGCTTCCCAAGACAGGAGCACCGTGCATAACCTCGCGCGCGTACTTCTGAACAATCTCAGCTTGAAACGGCGTGGCACAAACCTTAGACCTCTGCTTACCAGCAAAGCTATCCAAAGTGCCATACAAATTGGCATTCACGGCGGGGAGATAGCGGAACAAGCTCCGATGATGGAATGCTTGAACCGCATAAGAACGCTTGGAACTTCGCAGCATAGGCGCACCACCACCCTGAACATCAGCTCGGTGAAAACTCTCATGCTTCATAAGCGCCTCAATTTGGGCAACTTTTACACACAAGAA